GGGCGCGGGGGGAACTCCAGGAGATCCTGGCCGACCGGCTCCGGCTCCGCGCTGCGGTGCGCGACACCGTGTCGGCGCTCACCTACCACCACAGCCTCGCAGAGATAGCGGCCGCGGCCCGCGAGGACTCGCTGCGCGCGGTGATCCGATGGCAGGCCTGGGACTTCGAGGCCGCGCACGCCCGCCGGCAGCGGTGGTACCAGTCGCCGGCGATCGTCGTGCCGGTGACTGTGCTCGCGACGATCTGGGCGGTGGACGTGGTGGTGGGGCGCTAGGCGGCAGGTATAGTTGTCGGCGCCAGGGCCAAGCAGATAAATCGTTGCGCAGCATCCGCTTATAATTTTTCTCAAGTTTTTTCCAAAAAACCCGAATTATGCGCTTGACATGGCTATTCCATGCGCATATACTATAGGTGTCGGCGCAAGGGGGCGCCGGCAAAACGGGAGGTTGACGTGATGGGAAGCGACAAAATAATTAACAAGATCAATTCGGCCGACAATCTAGACCAATTACTCGCGGCAGTACGTGCAGCCGAGACGGCCTATCTGGCCTCGCCCAACGGTTTCGTCGCTGCATCTCTGCGGGACTGCCTAGAGCGTATCTACTGCGACCTGCCCGCGTGGGGCCCGGCTCCCGCCGACACCGAGGAGGTCTATTCCTGGGACGCTATCCGCTATCTGGTCTGGCAAAACGGGTGGCAATTGGTCCCCAGAAGCGACGATTAACGACTAGCCCGGCACACTGCCGGCAAAACGGGAGGTTGAAGCGATGATCACCATAACATCATACGAGGAAGTCCTGCCCAGGCCGGGCGACGCCGAGGGCACCGTGTATATCGTCGAGGCCGGCGGGGAGGTCGGCAGCATCGAGGCAGGCGGCCGGGTCGAGCGAGTAGAGACCGGCGGACGGGTCGAGCGCATCGAGGACGGCGGACTGGTATGCAGCATCAATGCCGGCGGACGGGTATATTTCGACTAGCCCGGCAGGGGGGTGATCCGGCGGCGGCCCTGCCGGGACTATGACATCCGCCGCCGGTAAAAAAGGACAGACGTGAAACCAGACGTGAAACCAGACGAATACATCATTGGCCTAGTAATTTTTTACGGCTCGCAGACAGCGGCGGCCAAGGCGCTCGGTATATCGCAATCGCACTTGTCGCGCATCGTGCGTGGACTGGCCGAGCCGAGTCAGTCTGTGGCCAAGTTGGCGGAAATACTACACGGAGGAATAGCGCACGGCGACGGCACGGAGGCCGGCGGGCGGGGCTCAGATCAGGGTCCCGCCTGATCATCGAAGAAAGGGGAAATGATGCAACTACTTACGCATTCGCGCCTTGCGTGCTTTAGAGCATGTCCTCGTAAGCACTACCTGCGTTACGAACTTGGCCTGCGCCCGGCCGAGACAGGATACGCCCTGCGAGTAGGCTCGGCGTTCCACGCGGCCCTAGAGGCTGCGGACAAGGGCCTCGATCCCGGCGAGGCGATTGGCCAGCGCCTGGAGGATCCCTACGACCTGGCCATGGTAGCCGCCATGTTCGACGCACACCAACGACAGTACGCCGATCAACATCTAGTCCCTGTTGCATCAGAGCAGCGGTTCGATCTGCCACTGATTAATCCATCTACGGGCTGGCCAACTACAGTATGGAGGCTCGCCGGCGTTGCCGATCGTATCGTGCAGCTGCAAGACGGGCGTCTCGCGCTGATGGAGTACAAGACTACCAGCCGCGATTTTTCTCCAGGTGCCGAATATTGGCTTCGGCTGCGCATGGACCAGCAACTGTCGATCTACGTGCTCGCCGCTCGATCCATGGGCTACGACATCCAGACCATCCTATACGACGTGACGCGACGGCCTGGGCTCAGGCCCTACAAGGCTACCCCGCCGGAGAAGCGACAGTACAAGAAGGATGGCACGCTGTATGCCAGCCAGCGCGCAGAAGACGAGACGCCGGGAGAATACGCGAAGCGCATCGCCGAGGATATCGCGTTCCGGCCAGACTACTACTTCGCCCGCATCGAGATAGCTAGGCTAGAGCAGGACATCGAGGCATGTGCGTTGGAACTCTGGCAGCAACAGATAGCCATTAGGACCGCGCAGAACAGCGGCCACTGGTATCGTAACCCAGGCGCTTGCTTCTCTCCGTTCGCGTGCGAGTACCTCCCCGTCTGCGAGAACAGCGACCTCGAAACGACGACCCCCACCGGCTACGTGCGGTCTGATTTGATTCACCCCGAATTGGCTGGGGATGCCGACCTGGCTGGCTAGCGCCAGGGGCCACGCGCCGGGGCTAGCTGGCGCAAAGGAGAGTATCGAAATGGCAACGACAAAGCCACTACCTCCGCCGGCCAACGGCAAACGAGCCGTGCCGCAGGAGCAAACCGAGTCGCGGCAGTTTGCCGTGATCTCGGGAACAATCGACGCGCCGCAGCGAATCGTGATCTACGGTCCCGGCGGAATCGGCAAGAGTACTTTGGCTTCCCTCGCGCCGTCTCCGGTGTTTCTGGACATCGAACACGGCACCAACGCACTGGACGTCCCGCGCGTCGAGGAACTTGAAACCTTCGCTGATACGCGGGCCGCCTTGCAATCAAATATCTTGGATGGTTTCAAGACCGTTGTCCTTGACTCGGCCACCAAAGCCGAAGAGTTGGCTATCGCTCACACACTGGCGAACACGCCGCACGAGAAAGGTCATTACTGCAAGAGCATCGAGGGATACGGATTCGGAAAAGGAATGCAGCATGTATACGACAGTTACATGCTGATGCTGGCTGACCTCGACAAGCAGGCCCGCCGGGGTCGCAACGTGATTCTGATCGCTCACTCGTGTATCGACGCAGTGCCTAACCCGGTAGGCGACGACTGGATACGCCACGAGCCACATATACAGTCCCCGCGCAGTGGCAAGGCATCGATTCGCAATCGCGTGATCCAGTGGGCTGATCATGTATTGTTCGTTGGCTACGACGTAGCGGCCAAAGATGGTAAGGGAATCGGGGCCGGTACGCGGACGATCTACACCTACGAGTTGCCGAGTCACGTTGCAAAGAGCCGAACGGTTCGCGCCGCGCTGCCGTTCGAGAACGCAGAGGACGGCCGGATCTGGTCGATGATCTTCGGAGGAAAGTAACATGAGTATCAAGCTGGATCGTGAAGGAATTTTCATGGCCCGTGCCATTTCATGGCAAGTGCGAACGTTCGATTCGATGGCTGCAGCTATCAATATCGAGTTCCAGATTCTTGGACAACTCAACGAAATCGGCGGGTGGGATGATTGGCGCGGGTTCGAGGATCACACTGTTTATGGCCTGTTCTTTTTCGCCAAAAAGGACGGGTCGATTAATGAAACTACCGTAGCACAACTGGCGAAATCGCTAGGCTGGCGTGGTGATTTGTTTGAGGTCCAAGATGGACCGCCACCGAGGACGCCTGTTCAGATCACGGTCGGCAGCGAAGAGTACAAGGGGCAGAACTATTACAAGGTAATGTGGATCAATCCTAAGGACTACACTCCGCAGCCACAGTCGGCAACGCCGGAAAAAGTGTCCACGTTAAACGCTCAGTTCGGATCGCTGCTTCGAGCTGCTGCAGCTGCCGCCGTAGCGAAACAGGGCGAGCCAATGCCCCCAAAGAAAGAAATTCCGCCGCTTGGCGGCAGTGCAGACGAATCGGATCTTCCGTTCTGAAATGTAGATTGTGGCCGCCGGGCAGAAATCCGGCGGCCAGCAGAAAAAGGGGCCGATGATGGAAACGACAGTTGAGACGATAGCGAGGCATCTTGGGCATATCAGCGATTGCTTATGGGCGATGCTGGACGATCAGGGACGCAATATGTACAGCGAGTTGCAGTCTGCTAGGCGGAAAATGCAAGAACTGGAGGGAGGCAATGGACAGCCCAATCCGTAGATGGATCGCAAAAAACTGTCCGGAACTGGATCCTGAAGACGCATACCACGAGTGGAAGATGTGGGCGGAATCGAAATTCCACGATGAACTTTCAGGAGAGGGGAACGATCATGAATGCTAGGGAGATGCGAGAGGGATTTTTCTACAACGAAAAGGGCGACAAGTATTACGTTGATAAGGTTGATACGCGGCCTGGATACCGAGAAATATATTATACCAGGTGCGGCACGAACGGCACCAAGTACCGGCGCGGACGCATGTCCATAGCTATGGCCAAGTCTATTTTCACGCCGGCAGAAGAATACGGCAGGCGGCCGACGCCAGAGCCTGCCACCGTCGGAACGAAAATGGCGACAATGATTATTCTTGGCTGCGTATCGGCAGCTTTGGTCATGGCATTCGTGATTTTCGTACTTCCACGATTGGAGTGGTGATGCGGCGTGCGCACCGGGTAGACGACAATCAGGCGGCGATTGTCAGCGCCTATCGACTGGCGGGCTACAGCGTCCAGCCGCTCGCGCAGGTGGGCGGTGGGGTGCCGGATCTACTGGTTGGTATCTGCGGAGTCAATCTGCTTGTAGAGGTCAAGGACGGCGCCAAGGCGAAGAGCCGCCGCAAACTGACCAGCGATCAGGTAGAGTGGCACAAGAAATGGCGTGGTGGCGTGCTTGTCGTAGAGTCCCCGGAAGACGCTATCAAGCAGGCTGCGGAGTATGTGCGGCTGGCCCTTAGCCGGCAGACGCTAGTCGTCGCCATGCGACAGATAGCGAACATTACAGCCGGATGTGGCCGCCTATTACACGATGATGCCGCCCAGCGGCGGGAAGGGGGAGGTATGACATGAGGCTGTCTTTGGACTCGTATACTGTCTCAGCAAAGGGCGATAGCCCGATCAAGGGCGCGGCCATCTGGGGGTCGTTTAGCGGCGGCGGCAGTTGTGCGCCGTTGTGTTATCTGCGTAAACCGGGCTGGTTGAGTGAAGCACAATTTGCTGCTGTTGTGCGGTCTATCAGGCTGGAAGCGCCACCTGATTTACTCGAAGCCCAGCGGCGGGAAGGGGACGAGTGATGCCTGATAACACGACGCAGATCAAGGGATACAAAGGGTTTTCCCCCGACCTGTCGTGTACAGCGAACGGAAACAGGCAACAGTACGAAGTAGGACATACCTATCTCTGCGATGAGGCGGAAGTATGCAAAATGGGATTCCACCTTTGTACGGACCCCCGAGACGTGTTCCGTTACTACCCGCCAGCTAGCAGCAGGTTCGCGGAAGTGATCGGCCGGGGGAATATCGACCGTCATGAAGAAGACAGCAAAGTAGCGTGCACTGAGCTAGAGGTAGTGCGCGAGCTATCTCTTGCCGAGCTAGTCTCGGAGATATCAGCACACGCAGCGTGTCACTCAGAATTGGAAAAGCAAGCCACGGGCACCCGGGGCGCTGCCTCGGCCACGGGCTACTATGGCACTGCCTCGGCTACGGGCGTCTGGGGCGTCGCCTCGGCCACGGGCTACTATGGCACTGCCTCGGCCACGGGCAACTCTGGCGCTGCCTCGGCCACGGGCATCCGGGGCGCTGCCTCGGCCACGGGCTACTATGGCGCTGCCTCGGCCACGGGCTACTCTGG